TCTATATTTCCTGTTACATCAACGTTGCCTGTAAATGTATGGGTTTGTGTTGCACTATTACCAAAAGTCGCTGTGCCTGTCATAGTGATATCACCACTACCATTTAATCCATTGTCTTGTATAAAGGCCTGTGCTTGAGCATTTGTTAAGCCAAATGCTGATAAGTCTGGTGGTGTATATGTAAACACACCTGTTCCATTGTTATATGCTAAAGTTCCTGCGCCACTGGCACTTGCTTGAGTTACACTTAAATCTGTTTTACCGATAAGGCTTTTATATGTAGAACCATTGTTTGTAAATTCCCAATTGTCTGTAGATTCGTTCCAACGTAATACTGTCGCTAACGCACCAGGTCTGTTTGCTATAATACTTGCAAAGGCCCCAACCACATTACCTGAATTTAGTGTAATGCTTTGATCACCAATAAAAACATTACCGTCTATGTCTACAATACCGTCTATGTCTACATTACCGCCAATGTCTACGTTACCTGTAAAGTTATGCGTTTGAGTTGCACTATTACCAAATGTAACAACACCTGTTGTTGCTATGTTTCCAGTTCCGTTTAATCCATTGTCCTGAATAAATGCTTGAACTTGAGCATTTGTTAAAGCACCTATATCTGTTGTGCTTTTTATATCTATAAATAATTTTGGAAGAACTGATGTTTGATCAGTTGTAGTAGTGCCATCTGTAACGTTATAAATTTCTTTAATTGTAACTAAGTTTATTGCACCAGGATCTGTATTAAGACTTGATACATTATCCATAAAATTAATAAATCCATTAGCAACATCCATAGATACATTACCATCTATGTTTATGTTTGCAGTAAAATTATGTCCGCCTGTGCTATCTTGAACCATAGTTAGAGTATATTCTCTCATATACCCTGCTCTTCTTAGTCCAATATCTATTTGTTGTATATCATCTGTAATTGTTCCATTACCTACAACAACACCTAAAGGAACATCATTATCAGCACCTGCTACATTATGAAATCCTTGTAAATCTAGTATTTTATTGTTTCCTGATGTGCCGGCACTATTAGGCCAACCTACAAATGAACCAGCATTTACTAACATTAAGTTGTCATTACCTTCAGATTCTTTGTAAATTATATCATTTATTTGGTTAATTGGCACATAACGAGATTCAAATATTAAATCTCCCATCTCATAATTTGTTGTTCCAAAACTATTTGTAACTGAAGTAGTAAATCCACTTGAACTTGTTGCATTTCCATAACCAAACCATTGCAATGGACTAATAGCATCAGGAATTACCGATATTCCGCTCTGTGTTTTAGAACCTGGAAAATTAACAATATCTATAATATCATCTAAATTTACACCAGCATAACTTATGTTACCATTTGCTGTTGAATATGATATATTACCCTTTGTTGTTTGACTATATTCTGCTGTTAAACCAGCACCTGGTGATGCATTGGCATGACCAGCATTAAAAGGGGTTCCGGGCCAACTAGTATATAAAGTTACAGTAGAGCTTCCTGAAGTAATATTACCTACTTGTTTTGTAAGGCCATTAATATTTGCTAGGGCAGGGTTTGTAGAATTAGCAAAGGAAATATAAGTTCCATTTGCCCATTCTTTAGGTAATTCTTCTAATAAAATAGTTGTAGGATTTAAATCTCCGTTAAATTGTAATACGTCTACTGTAACATTTGCAAGTTCATTAACAACATTTAAATGTGCCCTTACTTGGTCTGGTGCCGCTGTAATTCTGGCATTTGCTTCTGTTTGATTAGGACCTGTATATGTAAATACACCTGAACTATTATCGTATGAAAGGCTTCCGTCTCCGCCTGTATCTGTTACACTTAAATGTGCCCTTACTTGGTCTGGTGCCGCTGTAATTCTGGCATTTGCTTCTGTTTGATTAGGACCTGTATATGTAAATACACCTGTTACATTAGAATATGAGAAACTACCGTCGCCACCTAAGTCCTCGGCGCTTAATGCCTGTCTTAATATAACATTGGATATAGTAGCAACGTTTGCCACTGTGACATTTGTTGTAGTTGAACCTACTGTTATTAATGTATTTGTTGTTGATACATTTACAACTTTGTTACTGTCATCAGTTACTGTAATATTTGAAGGAGTGTTAGTTACACTTATATTACTAAATGATACATTAGCACTTATATCAGTCATTTATGACTCCTATCTTAACGATACAAAAGTGGGTTCGTCTGCTGGGTCTCCGGGGACTTTACCTACTTGTGGATCAAATCTTTCTAAAATACAATATCTATGCATATCTTGTTGCACTGGTGAATCTGTTGTTACCCATTGGAAACTTACTATTGTGCATACTACATTTGCTCTTGTGCTTGGTAAAATGTTACCAGTATATCTGTTTTCTGGTATTGTTAATTGAACTATACCATTAGACGCATCAGTTGTTGTAATTAAACTATTTGAAATATTTGCTGTATTTGTAAAATATCCACTTACTGTGGTTGATGATAAATTAGGTTCACCCGTAATATTATTGTATTGAACTTCATTAAGCAACACTGATTGATAATCTGCTGTAAATGTGTATCCGCTTACATCATCACCAAAATTATATGTATAAGTTTTTTGTGTTCTTGGAAAGGCTTCGAAAAACAAAACATTGTTTGCACCGCCTAAATAACTTTTGAAGTCTAAAAATCTGCCTGACATACTTGCTCCTGTAGGATTAGATCACCACAATGTATTGTAATGAAATTTGTATTATTGTTATATTTATCTAATATTGGATTTTCTATGGTTTTGTTGGCCATACAATATCGTCAATTGTGCTGTAATTATCAGCATCTGCAGGCAAATCACGTAATTGTTGCCTGTAAGTTGCCCATTCTGCCTTTTTTGTGTCTGTTAATGGAGAATCAGCGGCCTGTGTCCAGTCGCTTAATGTCAAATATCTTGATCTTAATTCTCTAATATATTCTTCTATGTTAATAGTAGGTGCTGGTTTAGATTCTATTGTGTGAGGGTCTGTGGCTACGTTTACGCAATATTTGTTTACATCTGCTACATTTCCCAGTAAAAATCCAGTATTAGGGTTATCTAACTGCATAAGAGCCTTACTTTTATCGGATAACATCAAAACACTTTCAATATGCCCTGTAGAAGTATTATAAACTACATATCTATTCATTAGAATACATCTCCTTTGTTAATTCTAATCATATCATAACGTATATTTTGGAAACCAACATCACCTGCAGGTGAATTAGATAGTGTTGTTAATCCTTTTACTACAACGTTACCACTTACTGCGCCTGTTCCAATAGTAATTTTTTTATTTGCTTCTAATATAGTTGGAATAGTAGCAAAATTTAAATATACTGTATCAAAACTTTCTGTTTGAACATTACCATTAGCATATAATATGTTTACATTAGCTCTTATGCCTGCATTTGCTGTTGTGCTGGCTGGTAAAGAGCCTATAGGAACAATACCACTTGTAAAACTATAATCTCCTGGTTCAATACCTATACCAGTTGTAAAATCTAAACTTCTTACACTAAACAAATTAATAAATGTATTATTATTTGATAGACTTGTTACATCTGCAGGTTTATCTTCTATTTGTCCACCTACACTAATGTTTGCAATGGCATCTCTTGTAATACTTTGTCCATATGTTTGTGCTTTATATACACTTGCATTACCGCTTATGTTGTTTATACCCGTTATTGTTCCGCCACCATCTACAGTATTAACATCAAATGTTAAATTATTATCTGGTGCAATACCTCTTAATACTGATCCACTTACTTCTATACTGTCTGTTGCTAAGTAGCCACTACCACCATTATCAATAACAACATCAGTATAAGTTGCTGTTGAGGGATCTTTAAATACTGTAAATATAGCACCTGATCCTGCTACGTTGGCATTTGCAGTAGTTGTAAGTGTAAATTGGTCAACATCTGCAATAATATTATTGAATACTACAGGAGGAGGGGACACAATTTGTGGTATACGTGGTATTTCTACAGTTCCTTGAACACTTGATTCTACTACATCTGGATCACTGTAAACATCAGGATTATATTCTAACAATGTAAGACCACATGTAGTCATGCCACCTTCATTAATTAATTCTTGGTGTTTCATTACACGAAACTCTTTTGCACTAAAACCAAAATCTGTGTTTGTAATATCTACAATATCACCTACATCTATTTGCATACCAGAAAAGTCAGTTTCTAACTGTAGCACCATACCGTTTCTGCTCTGTGCAAGGTCTAAATTTGCTAATTGGCTTGCTCTTATATTATCATTAATTAAATCAAGACGCATTTTAATAATATTGTCTGGTTCATTGGGATTTCTGTCACCGCTAGGTGTAGATATGTTTATACTGTTTGTTTGATCTCGTCTGTTTTGGTCTGCAAATTCTACATCAGCACCGTTAAATAAACTGTATAATTCTGTGCTACTAACTTGTATTTTACTTACTATGTTGTCGTCATTAAGACTGAACACACTGGAACTAGTTCTATTTGGTATGACTTTAAATTTACCCTGCTTTGTATCAAACAGAAAGAATGTTGCACATGCATCACATATCTTTTTAATATTAGTTGCACAATCATTGAATGTGCTAATATAACCGTTAATTGCATATCTAGATTGTGTTACATTAGCACCTAAATTGTTTTCATAAGTAACACTAGTATCACTATAACCGTGTAATTCTGTAACACCAGTTCCTGTAATTGAATTTACATCTATTAAAGAATTAGATAAACCACATCCATATCTTTCATTGTTAAGATAATCAATTAAAACATCTCCTGGATTAGATACTGAATTTGTTATATCAAAACTAAATCCGCCTAAACTGGTTAGTCCTACTTCTGCATCATAGTCTACTTCAATCATTGCAAATACTAGACCTTCCATACTGTATGCAGTAGTATTTGTCCAATGAGGCATCATTTGTGTTGCGGGCCCAACTACTCCAGTAGGTGGGAAAATAATATTACCACTGTCTGTGCTACCTGCATATACTCTTACTCTAATCTTACCTTCAAAATCTTTTTCTGCACTTTGGTTTTGTTGTGTTACAGATTGCACTTGTGCATTACCACTTTGGAAATTTAGTGTTGCGGCATCTCTGAATATTTCATTTACTGTATAAGTTGCACCATCTACATATTCACTTAGTGTTATACAGAAATGCATAGTATCATTCTGATTGGATATAGCCATATCTGTAATAGGACCACTCATAAAGTTTCTACCATAAGCAATACCTATTTTATTGTTAGTATCTGGTGCTACTTGTATTTTAACACCTTGATCTTCTGGTGTGCTTATATCTGGTGGATCAAATACACCAGTAACTTTTGCAGTTGCATAGGCTAAACCACCACTTATAACACCTACTGCCAAAGTGGTTCCCAAACTACCAGCCGCGATTGCGGCCGCTGTTGCGGCATAGCCGGCGCCTGTAATTGCACCTACTATTGCTGTTCCTATTGCTGTAAATACTGCCATAATTTAACCTTCAAATACCCAGTTGAAATCTATTGGAGTCCAACCTCTTTTATCTAACTTCAAATCCGGTGTAGTTGCTAATGTAGTAAGAGTAAAACTACTGATATACCCTTGTTCTTTCATTTCAATACCTACACCCATATAATATTTTAATAATCTAGCACCTGCTGTAGTGCCCCTGTATTCTTCTTCTACCCACCAAGCAACTTCAGTCATACGTTTGACATGTGGTAGCCATAAATCGCCCTGTATGGTCGCTAGAAGCATTCCTACGACTCTTCCATTATGTTCACATACTATTGCAACACCTTTCTTACAAATATAATCTAATACTGTATCCACATGTTTAGGATTATATTGTGGTTTTTGTAAATCTTCTACAGGGTTAAAATTTGCAAAATCCACCATTAGCCTTTTTATATCTGGCCAATCATTTTGTGTCGCCGCCCTAATTTTCATTATCTTCTTGCGTTCCTACCAGTTCCTGATCTTCCACTGTTACTACCACTACCATATGTGCTAGGTCTTACATATTCTTTACCAAAATCAAAACTTATGTTTTTTAAGTCTGGTATTCTATTAAAACTTTGGTCATTTGGAAAGAATCTTGCTCTGTCTGTGGGGTCTGTTCTTTGTCCTGATATTTTTGTTTCCAAAAGTGTGTTTATACTTGCACATACTACTGTTACACTATAATCATTCTTTTTAGATATAAAATTAAAGTCTTCACCTATACTAAAATTAGTAATTACACCCTTAAAACGTGTATAAACATTGCCAGTATCCAATAAATTAGTATCAGAATCCATAAATGCACGTTTTATAGTAATATTTCCGCCTTTTATAGGCTCTGTAAGTATTAATTGCAAATAATTTACTTCAGAACCGGTTGAACTACTTGGTATACCTGATAAAGTTACGGAAATATCACCATTTGTTACTCTTAAATTGTCATCTATTGGTGATAAACTTAAAAAAGCACCTAATTCTGTATAATTGTCACTTCCTACCGTAAAAGATTTAAATGCATCGCTCAAATAATATACATTTCCGTTCAAATCCAAGTCAATAAGTGTGACTGGATATATATGTGTGCCCTGAACTGCTGGTATATTTGTGCTCATTATATAATTACTTCAATAAATTCAAAATTATCGGAAAATTCCACTAAATCATGTGGAACTACTGTATATGTAGGCATGTTTACACATTTTACTTGGAAAGTTACGTTGTTTCCTACTGCTATACCGCCACTTGTTAATGCTACTCCTGTTTGACTTAATACTGGTCTATGCACAGGTATTGTAATATTACCACCGCTAAATGCAACATCACTTGTAACTTGATAAGGATATCTATATGTTGCTGTATTACCTTCTAATAAAATAAAATCACCTTTTTTAAACATATCTCCACTGGGAGAACCTGTTACACTTGTTGTATCTAAATAAATGTTTGCTCCACTTACTGAATTTAATGTAATTTGTCCTACTTGTGATGCATTTAGACTGCCCTGATAATCTGTAAGATAACTTAATGCACTATTTGTTGCACCTATGTTTATTTGCACTTCGGTAATTCTATCTGTGGAATCTAAATCTTCTAATACACCTCTGTTTGTGGAATATGTAAATCCTTGTGGTGCACCTACAGTAAAACTATATGGTGAAGGAGACCTTTCCGCTGTTTTGTAATGTCCACTACGACTTATACTTGAAGCAACTACACGTCTTTTGTTTATATTTAAAAACGTTGCGTTATCTATAATTGTTTGTAAACTCATTAAAATCTCCCTGGTATTCTTCTTCTGCCTGCTTCAGTTACTGAAAATATAAATTCAGGATCACTTGCAACTAGTTGTTGGAAACTTCTGGCATCAACTGCTTGTATATTATATGTTACTGCACCGCCCATGCCCATTTGATCATTACGCATAATACTTCCTGCTGAATTAGGCACAAACATCTCTGGTCCTCTTTCACCAACAATATAAGGCTTATCCTTCATTACAGGCCCACCAACTGCTTTATTCCTTACAATACTTCCACCTGTGCCAAAACCTAATCCAAACGGTGCTAGTATAGAACCTAATATAGGTTGAATTATCATTAATCTTATTATGTCTGCTAGTATTTGTTGAACTATTTTCTTAAAGAAATTTTTAAATGCTTCTAAAGGTTTTTCTCCTTCTAATAATGCTGTTGCTAAGTCTTCACTTAATGATTTTTGTGCTGTTGCTAGTGTATTTAAAAAGTTATTAATACCTTCGTTATCACTAAATTTTTGATTTAAATTATCCTGTGCATCTGCTATTAAATTTGCTAGTTCAGGATATTTGCTTAATAAAGCATTAAGTTCACTTTGTTTTTCTTCTAATTCTTCTGTAGTAAAGAATTGTTGTTTTAGTCCTTCAGTGAAATTGCTTATTGCTTGTTTACCCTGTTCTTCTAATAATTTTAATTCTGCTTGTTTTTCTGCTAACTTTTCTTGTTCTGCAATTAATTTTTTAATTTCTTCTGCTTGTTCTGGAAAAGCCTGATTTAATGCAGATAAAGCCTGATTATATAATCTTAATTCTGCTACTGTGTCTTTACTAAATGTTTCATTTAACTCTTTTAATTTTTTCTGATATTCAGGTGTTGTGACTTTTAAAGCATCTAGACTTTCTTTAAACTTTTGTAATCTATCATCTAATTGTGACCCGCCGCCACCGCCGCCACCGCCGCCGTTTTCATCAGGATTTAATAAGTCATTTATATTTTCATTTGTTTCTTCTAAATCTTCATTAAAGCCTAAAAGATCTTTACCGAAACCTATGATTGCATCTCTAGGTCCTGCCATAAAGTCCGGCCCGCCCAATGCTTTACTGGCTAAACTTAATAATTCTAAACCTGTTAATAAAGCACCTAAAGGACCAATAACAAATCTTAGTAAAACTCTACCAACATTTGCAACTGCCATACCCATTGCACCAAAAAAGCCACCTTTACCTTTGAAACCAAAACCTAATGTCAAGACACCAAATAATCCTTTTAATGCTTGTTTGGCTGCTACTACTCCTCTGTTAAATGAAAATAATGTTTTACCTGTTGAAGCAAATACACCACCTGCGGCTATAAATGCACCTTGAACCTTATATAAAACACTTAACATACCCTTCATACCAAAGACACTTATTAATAATCCTGCGATATACACTAATTCGTCTAAAATATCAATAAATCCTTTTATATCTACATTATTAATTGCATCTGCTAATCCTTGAATTGCACCTGCTAAGCCTTCAAATACACCGGTTTCGCCTTCTATTTCTCCAAACAAATTTATAACACTATTACGTAAACTTGTAAATGCTTGGCTTACTGTAGTTGCTGTATTACTGAAATCTGCCTCGACTTGGGCCTTCATATCTTGTGTTGCTTGTAAAATTAAATCTGCTGTTAGTTTACCTTCTTTAGCAAGATCTCTTAATTTACCTATAGGCACACCTAGACTATCTGCAAATTGTAACATGAAGAAACTGTTTGTTTCTGCAATACTATTGAATTCGTCACCACGTAATACACCACTTGCTAATGCTTGACCAAACTGTCTTATAGCACCAGCGGCCGCACCTGCGTCAGCACCTGATATTTGTAGTGTTTGTGAGAACACACGAGTAACATCTGCTATTTCTTGTTGACTGGTTCCTAAATCTCTTGTAGCAACTGTTAAGTCAGCAAACAAACTTGCAACACTACCTATGTCACTTCTACTTTGTGCCGCAACTTGATTTACTAAGTCTAATGCATTAGCGGCATCTTCTTGACTGCCTGTTACTGCTACTAATCTGTTTCTTAGATTACTAAATTCGTCACTTAAACTTATAACTTCTCTAACACCAATGGCCGCAACTAAACCCGCAAAAGCAGTCTTCAATCCACCTAAACTTGTTTTAGTCTCTGATGCAAATTTTTTAGTCGTAGATTGACTTTCCTTTATAGATCTATTATATTGCTTATTATCTAGTTCTAATGTTACTCTAATATCTTTAGCCATTATACTTTACTCACCTGTTTTCTAATAAACTTTTTTATAAAGTCTATTGTAGGATTAGTGAAGCCTTTTGGTGCTTGATTACTCCAACCTTCATCTAACCTACCAGCATAAGGATAATTACTTTTTAATTTTAACCTTATATGCTTTGTTTTATTACGAGCATTACCACTACGAATAGGTGTTTCGTTTCTATAAACAGGATATGCTTTATCCATAGTAAGTTCTGGAATATCAATTAACTTTTCCATTCTTTTTTTAAAAATAGTGCTGTCAATTTTAATTTTCATTTCTTACTTTGTTTAATCTATCCATTAATTCTTCTTCGTCATAACTTCTTGGATTTACTTTGTTATTTTGCTTATCATGTTGAATCGCTTCATAACCTATAGCAGTATCCATAACCATTAAATCAAATGTGTCTGCTTTTAAAAATAATTCACTGGGTAATTTACCATATCGTTTACCCATAGTATCCAGCAATAACAATAAATTTGTTTCTGCACTACCCTCGCGAATTCTATGGGTAGTTACTTTCCCAATCTATTTGTTATTTCTGACACACATTCCATTAATACATCTAATGGTAATACTTTGTCATCATTAACAATTTTAGCACCTGAATCATCTAGAATCATATCCTGTATCATTTCAGTCATGCCAGTCATGTCTTTTTCTGCGTTCGCTAATTTAGTGAACACATCCAAAGGTTGTCTGTCATATATGTGGAATTCTAGTTCTTCACCGTATTTTTTAACAATTTCTTTTTTGTTAATGGTGATTTTGATTAATTCTGGTTTTTTACTTAATTCTGCTAATTTCATATCTTACTCCTTTATATCTCTATGTTTAATTTCATGTAATCCTGTTAAACAGAATGCTACACGATTTGATGCTTTGTCTACATCTCTTTTTGCACAGTTAAGTTCATTAACTGCTTTGGCTAGTTCACTCTCCAGACTCTTCAGTATGTCCTTCGTGGTGTTCCTGTTCCATATCTCCATAACTTTCTTCCTCTATATCTGTATTTATGTGTTCTTTAACTTCTACTACTGGTTTGCCACCTAAAAGATCTTCTATTTCTTTTATAGTGTGTGGCACAGTATTAATTCTAAATGTATCTTTGCCTTTGGCTGTTTTAAGCCATTCTGTTGCACGATCTTTAGTTCTCTGTTTCATATATTCTCCTAAAATGTAGGGGGCCTAAACCCCCCACAAACTGTTTTAGGTAAGTCCTTACGCTACTGTGTGTTGCGTAAAGTCTCCATCTACCTCAATAGTTACTGGTGTAACCCAAACTGGGCTATCCATATTAACTGTTGGTGCTAGTCCAGATACAAATCCTGATCCTGAAAGGAATATAGAATCTGTGTCTGTTCCATCAAAGTATACGTTAAAGAATACTTTGGTTTTATTTTTACTAACACCAAATAAGCCATTTTCTTTAGCATCATCATCGCCACCTGTTCCGGTTCCGAAGAATGCTGTAGAATCAACAATACAGTTGAGACTTAATTGGTTAGTTGCCGGAGTTGTTACTGCCGATTCTGCAGTTGAGTCTAAAGTTTTAAATCTAAACACACCTGTTGAATTGTTGATAGTAATATCCTGCATACCTGGAACAACTAATGCGTTTGCGGCTACATTAGCCTCATCGCCACTAGTTGCTGATAGATGTAAGACTGCCTCATTGGCTGCACTTACATTAATTGGTGTTGCTGGCATGTTAGTTCTCCTTTATTATACCGTAATAAAATTATAATTAAATGTATAGGTCAATACATCTGCTTCAATATCAGTTGTCATTTCACATTCATTTACAGTTTGTCCTGAAACGGCATTTCTGCTGTTTAGAATACTGCTAATAATTGTGTCTATGTCACTTAAATCATTTTTGGCATCAACTGCCAAATATGCTGTGACTGTAGTAGTAGTTTCTGTTATATCAGACTTATCCAATGTGGGGAATAATACTGTTTTAGAGATGTTGTCTTCATCTATATACACGAATTTCATGTTTTTTAGATAAAGAGCCTCACCTGCACTGGAATATGGAAGCTCAGCACTAACACTTACGTTAGTAGATGCTAGTGCTATGTCCAAATTCGCTTTGAGAGTGTCTCTAAATGCCATTATCTTACCCTAGTAACATTTTTACGACCACGTGTTCGTCTAGTTAGACTGAATCTAACCATCTTCTCACCGTCTTCGACAACTCCGTCCTCATTACTGTCATAGTAATCAAAGACATTTGTCAATTCTCTGAATAGGTCATTAAACTTATCATCATAGTATTGTATTTTTTGCACTTCTGATGATTCTGGATTACCAAAATCAGCAACTTTGGGCAACAAATACTCTTTTAATGTATAGTAACAACACATATCAGTAAAGTCGCTTTGTCTACTCTTTATATTGATTCCTTTGAACTGAGGGAGATTGTTGATGCTGTCATATCCAGCACCAGCAAATCCCAAATATTCTCTCCATCTAGCACTTTGCCTGATCTTTTCATTGATCCTTGCAGTTGCTTTGATAGTTAAGTCTTCAATATAGTTGTCTAAACTACCAGGGGAGGCCGGCACATTAGTGAAATCAATCTCATTACCTTCGAAAAGGCGTTGATCTTTATCTCTAACGTCCAATGCCTCAGCATATGTTACTACTGCACCACCTGATATTACAAAAGCCATATTATCTCTCTATATTAATTATTAAGCCTCTGTGAAGCCTGGTAAATTATTACTTCTAATAAATCGAGCTCCAATTGCCTGACCTATCATTCCTTCTAGCAATGCTTGGTTGGCTAGATCTTGTGATACTGAACCAATTGCACCTGAACTAATTCCGCCTACACCGTTAATGGATTTTGCTAATGCTAATTCCTGTGGTGCAGATACTACTGCTAAGTAGAAGCCAGATCCGTCTGTAGGCGCATTTGCCTCACGTAATCTTGCAATACTTTCAGAGTATAAGTTTAAGTTTGCATTGACTAAACTGTTAGCGTCAAAGGCACCAGATGTAGCAATAGTTCTAATAAAGTCTGTTCTTAATTGAGCAAAACCGTTTCTTAAAGTTGCTACCATTTGGTAATTATCACTGTTAACATCATTAAAGATCTTAACTGAAGGATCTCTCTTAACTGCGTAAGCGACCGCTTCTGGTGAAAATACAACAGAACAATCTACTGATAATCCACTTAATGTGGCGTTTGAATAACCATCATTGTTAGTAAGATCATTTACAGATGTTGCCGCTGTTTCTGAACCAGTTGCAATAATTTCCATACCTGCTTTATCTGTGCTTTGAGCTAAAGCTCTAGATAATCTTGTTACAACAGCATTTCTTACTGTTTCAAAACCACCATCTTCTAGTGATTCTTCAGAAATAACTGTTCCTGTTCCTCTTTTGTTTACACCTAGTGAAACTGACTCAGGAATAAAGTCGTTGACTGGGTCTGCCACAGATGCTGGTGTTCCAAGAATTGCTTCGTTGTCACTTAATGAACTGTTTGCAGTTGTCCATGAATTAACCAATGGTATCTTCATAGTGTTTCCCACACCGCCTGAAATGTTATATGAGTTTAAGATGATGCTTGGATTTGGTAATAAAACGAAATTATCGTAGTAAGGAATCAAATCCGCAACAACGTCTTCATATAACGCGGTAATATTGGCTGTTTGAGTTGCCATAATATTCTCCTATATTATATTAAAATTGAGTTATCTGAGAAACTTTTGTTCTACAGATGCACTCACCATTGTTTTTGCTTGATCAGAAATCATCTTGTCAGTGATTGCACTTCTTGGAAGATTTCTGTTCCTTTCTCGTATCTTAACATAAGCGGCTCTGTATTCAGGATCGGATTTCATACGACTTTCGTCTATTCCTTTCCTAACACCTTCCGCTGGTTGTTTGTCTACGCTAAAAGTGTCAACACCTTTCTTTGCAAATGGTAGACCAATAGTTTTACCTACTACTTCTACTGCTGATTTATAATCGGGTGTTTCACCGTCAACAGTAAAATAATCATCACCATTTTTTATTGCAAAAGTGTCTCCTTCTAAATGTAACATATTCCTAGCCTTCATAAGATCAACTACAGCCTGTTTTTGATCCGTATTCCAACCTTGTGGCATATTGTCTTTGAGAGAACTTATATGATCTCTAAGTGCATACTCAGTTTTTACACTTTGTAATTCTGCTCTTAGTTCTTCAACAGTTTGTTCTTTCTTTTTAACCGCATCTCTTAGACTGTCTACGTTTAGACCAGTATCAGCATTTGAGGACTGTAAAGTCTTCACAACACTTTTTACTTTGTCAAAACTGTCAACTTCTAATTCACTAAGAATTTGGCTTTTGGCCTCTTCATTAGCTCTTGCGGCAATTTTACTAGTATCATCTCTAGTATAAAATCTTACACCGTCAATAAATACCTTGCCATCTCTATGTTCCACTTTGGGAGCATCAGTTTTTACACTTTCTTCAGATTTCGCTTCGACACTTGTCTCTGCATCAGTATCTGTTTCTACTGGTTGCACATTCTCTCCTGCAACTAGAGTATCAGTAGTGATATCTTCACTCATTTTATTCTCCTTTTCTTACTCCCTAGAGTTTGGGTAATCAAGATATTAAAGACCGTTTGTAGTTGTTGTGGCTGACAACAACTGCTCAAGTCTCATGCGTATCTTGTCTCGCATTTCAGTTTTAAACTCATCACCTTCAAAGCCTATAGCGGCTTCAAATTGTGCGTGAGTTGGAAACGGCATGTATATAATACTGCCATCTTCCTGTGTGTGACTGTGGAAACCACTGCCACCTAATTCTCTTGCACGAGCGTCTGCTTCTTCCCTAGTGTTATACACTTCTTCGGGTGCTTTAGGGCTCATGCTCTCGTATCTTTCTAAAACATTCATAGCCAAGTTAAGTTCTCCTAACTCATGCTCTAATGCTTTTTTGTTATATTGCCTATTGTATGAAATAGCAAAATCATCTGGTTTGTTTTGATTTGTCCAATCAAACCAGATATTCCACAATTTACTTTCTGCATTTTCTAAATTGATTGCTTTTCTTCTAACCAAAGCGGCTAATTTATCGTCATATACTTCTATTTGTTCACCACTTCTAGCACTCTTTATAAGATCTTCTGTTCTTAATAATGCTATTTGTGTTAATTTTTGTATTTTACTGTCTATTAATTCTCTGATTTCTGAAATTGCACTTAGTTGTGGTGATGCAAATTCATACACATAACTAGGCTCACCTGTAAGGCCTGCTTGGACCCGAATTACTGCTCCGGGTTCTGCACCTACCTGTCCCTCATTTAATTGATCTGTTGTTTCGTCTACTACTAATGTTGGGTGTGCACCATATGTAATTGCCTGGTAGATCTCTGCACTATCACCATATATACTCCTCTGAATTTGAGCACAATCCTGTATTACAGTAGATCCTACGTTATTGTAAATTTTTGTAGACTGATAAATTGTTTGAATAGGAATATACCCTAATTCATTTTCTTGAACTATTCTGTAACTGTTATCGCCTATTTCTTCCAATCTTTCGTCTTCTAAAGGTGGTGCATAATCGTCTTCTGCACCTACAAAAATAGTTTCCACTGTTTCATTTGTGTAATACCTATATACACTATGGTAATCTGAATCTTCTAAACGTATTACCATTTTATCTAAAATTAAACTGCCGTCTATGTCGTATTTGTAACTCCAGTTTGTGACATCTGTAGGAGCATACAGTTTCCATTTAGGTATTTCTGAACCTGCTGGTTTAAAGCATTCAACATGAACTACGCCATATACTGTGGTCATCATGTCAACTAGGCTCATAAATTCATTTATTGATTGCCCTTCACCATCTACATCTTGTGTAAACTGTTCTACTTCAGGTGTATCTGGTAAAGTTCTTTGAGGAGGATTTCTGAATAATATGGAATTGTATTCTGCTACAATAAGTTTACAGTAATTATATAGAGGTGTATTATCTAACTTTTCTAAATAAAAACTACCGCTAAGTAAGTCTTGTCCTCTGTTAGTTTGATTACTGCTTGTTCCTATTTCTACCTTGGCACGTGATTTTGCAACGGTAGAACCATCATCATTTAGAACATAAGTGTTTATTGTTTCACTTGGAGTGTTGACATCCACTGCATAAGCACGTAGATATTTGGCATCTTTGTATTCCACACCACCATACCAACTGCGAACACATAGTTCCCAATCATCATGATAACGATCGTAAAGAGAATGTGTGTTGGTTATGAATTCAAGATAGGTGTCGTTCAAGATTGCTCCTATAGGTATTTTTCGTAGTCTACTGATAGTATTTATCTAATTTGTATATTTTATAACATAAAGTGGTTGACACTATTCATAAAGATGTTATAATTAGTAAACATATGATAAATAAATATATAAGATAAGGAGAGACTGTGGGTTCATATAAAGGACAGAAAAAATTGGATATGACTCTAATGAGTAAACATTGTCCAGCAGATCCACGTTTGGGATATTACACATTTGGTGTTCATCCTAAAGACGCACAAACGGTTTTGAAATCATTTCAAGATGAACCAGATGTGGAAAGAGCAGAACTAGTAGACGGTAACATAAGAATATATTATAAGGAGATTAACAATGCCTAAGAAAATAGGATATGAACTAAAAGTAAAACCAA